ACTTTATCCTTACATTGGGAAAGAATATAATAATGTTTTTTGTGATTATAAGTTATACGATATTCCAAGTACTGTTTGTAATGTTATTGAACACTTGATTGATAGTGGTGCTGAAATGGTGACTGTTAATATGAATAATAATCTTGCAGTGTTTGAAGCCATTGAACAGTACTCTGATAAGATAAAACTTCTTGGTGTTACTGCATTGACAAGTTGGGATCATAATGATCCTAATTCTATTCATCGTCAAGAGATTGGTAATATGTATGATCGCACAACATGGATTATGGAGAAGTACAATTTTTGGGGTATGATTTGTTCTCCACGAGATTTAAAATTATTAAAAAATGTTACAAGACTAAAAAAGATTTGTCCTGGAATTCGTAATGAAAATGACGGAAAACAAGACCAGGTGAGAACTGCAACACCAGAAGAAGCATTTGAAAATGGTGCAGACTATCTGGTGATGGGTAGAAGTTTCTTTAAATCTATATAAGACTCTTGCGGGATGTTCCCTCAAGCTGTCTTATAAGCAGTCGGCAAATTTGGGGGTGGTGCCACTGAGGTTCAATTCCTCCATCCCGTACCAAAATTTAAATTAATCATGCATCAACCAACATCCCAAGGTGACCAAAACACTTTTACACAAAATCAATCTAAAGAATTTTATATTAGTAATACTTCTACAAAATTTTATCAAAGGTCACCAAAAATAACTTTTAATTTTAATAAATGGACAATTAGCTGGTGGACTAATGTTAATTCTGAAAAGATTATTCCTAAATTTGGAATTTATGGAGTTGAATCTAATTCTATAAGAATAATGCATAACATTCAATTATTCAAAGGTAATCTTTGTTATAACGGTATTATAAATGATTATAATTATGAAGGAAGTTATGAATATCATATTAAAAATGATTTAAGTTATTTAAATAGATGGAATCATCATGTAATAATTTTTGATACTTCTAAAAATTCTTTTGAACAGATAAGATGGATTTATAATGATGTTGAGATTAAATTAATAGAAACTGCTGATTTAACAGAAGAAGAATTGAAACAACCAAGACTTTTGCAGAAAAAGGAATTTATAGAATCATTTAAATCTCCTTTTCCCATTTCAGGATCTGTTGTAGCAGAAATGGAAAGCGGACCATCAAATATTGTATATGATAAATACGGAATTCGGCCTTTTGCAAAAAATATGAAGGTTTGGTTTGGTGTTTCAGTTGAAGAAAAAATATTATTGTCAGAAGTAAGTGATGGTATACAAAATACTTATACTATGTTAAAACCAGAAAATGATATATCAATTTATTATGATAAATCTGAATCTGATTCTTTTAATATTATTCCTCATCCTGAACGTGATACAAAAATAGTAAATCCAGAAACAAATTTTGAATTTTTTCCTTTCAAAAATAAAATTCAAATAATATTAATTCCTAGTAAAATATTATCTGAAAATGATACAGATAATATTATTACGGAAGACAATAATCATATAATTTTAGATAATTCATTTCCTAATGAAAATTCTATTATATCGGTCAAAGAGAAAACCGATAATAATCCTATAGGCTCTATTGCAGATATAAAATTTTATGATGGTTACGATAATACTACATATGGTAGCAATGGATTTTATTTAACATTTAATCCATCCGACATCAATACGACAACAGATGTATTTGGCATTCCTATTTCTATTCCAGATCCATATGGAAGTTCAGTAGAAGTTCCACCTGATTATTATGCTGATGCTTCTGGTTCAGGTAATCATTGGTTAATAAGTTGAATCTTTGAAAAAAAAACTTGACATTTAAAATTATTTGATGTATTCTATTCTTGTGTTGATTAGTTATGAAAACTATTTGGAGTAGATATGTCAAGGACAACAAGAAGCCACGATATTCTTTTCAAACGTAGTTGCTTTCGCAAACCTCGCTGCGCTCGTGCTCTTCGGTATTCCAAAGATGAATTTGGAATTCGCAAAGGAGCAATCCCTCCAACAGATTATGCTGACATTGATTATTCTTCTTTCAGAGAAGATTGGTTTTTGAAAACATATTTTGTTCCTGTTACTCGCCCATCTGTTACTGATTTAGGAGAAGAAAATGACAACTCATGAATTTGGTGAACTTCAAAATCTTTCTTCTATGTATGACTTTGCTGATGGCACAAAGGCAGAGCAATACATCAAAACTTTTGAAAACGGTTATACAACTTCTACTATCCGTCACACTCATTCATATGGTGGCAATCAAGGACTATATGAAGTTGGACTGTTAGATTCTAATGATAATTTTGTTTCAGTAGAACACATTACTGGAGATGATTCGGTTGTTGGTTTCTTGACGGCCGAAGAAGTTAAGGAAATTCTGAATAAGGTTTCTATGTTGTGAATATAAATAGTTGTTCATAGACTTGGAGTTTTTTATGGACAACTATTCTTATTTTATGGGTCGGGATGGATTCGTCTGGTGGATTGGTGTTGTTGAAGACCGTGATGATCCTGATTTGATTGGACGTGTTAGGGTACGATGTCTTGGTTATCACACTGATGATTTTCAAGACATTGCCACCGATGATCTCCCATGGGCTCATGTAATCCTTCCTCCTACGGCTCCTTACGGAGCAATGCACAATTTGACACCTGGAATGTGGGTTATGGGTTTCTGGAGAGATCCACAATCTATGCAAGAACCTGTTGTCATTGGTGCACTTCCAGGTTATCCTTCATCTGGTCCAAATCCCGCAAAAGGATTTTCTGATCCAAACGATCCAGGAGCACCTGATCCGCAGATCGGAAAATACAAAATCACTCCTGACTATGGTCCGTATCCAACAAGAGTTGGAGAACAAGACACATCTCGCCTTGCAAGAGGAAGAACAGAACCTCATCCAGAAATAGCAGAAAGAGATGGTCTAGCAACATCTTCTGTTCCTACAGCACTTGGAGAACCAATCATAAAAATTGGTGTTGTTCCTGCGGAAAAAGATTTTACAGAAAAATATTTTGATGCTGTAAATGAATCAACAAGCACAACTTGGAACGAACCCAAAGCATCTGATTTGTCTCTTAAAGGACAAGATTTAGATAACAAATATTATACAGAATCTGCAGAAAATAAAGGTGCTGTTGGCGGCAAGAATGCTGAAACTCTAGAAGACAGAACACCTACAATCAAAAGAAGACAAACTGAATATCCATATAACAGAGTTTATGAATCAGAATCAGGACATATTATTGAAATAGATGATACGCCTTTTGCGGAAAGAATGTATCGTAAACATCGGACAGGAACATTCCAAGAATGGGATGCTGATGGAAATTCAGTAACAAGAATAGTTTCAAACAATTATACGATTGTGGCTGGAACAGATTTCGTGAATGTTAAAGGAGATGTTAATCTGACCATTGATTCAAATTGTAAGACATATATTAAAGGTGATTGGGATATTCAGGTTGACGGAAATAAAACTGAAACTGTTAAAGGAAATGTTATTGAAACATATTCTACTGAAGACAAATATACACACACAACAACCGTCAATGGAACAAGAAACGAAACGGTGACCAAAGCAGTTACCGAAACTTATGTATCAACACAAACAACAGCGGCTGGCGGAAAAATTAAAATAACATCCGGTCCAGAAATTGATATGGATGCAGGAGTTATTAATCTAAACTAAGGAAAAAAATATGTGTAATAATCCAAAATGTAAATGTAAAAATTGTAAATGTGAAGATGAATGTACATGTGATGAAGTAAATCCTTGTGGATTGGAGTGCAAATAATGCCACCAGTAGCAAGAAAGGCGGTAACTGAACCAGTATTTACAGTACATCCGGCTGTATTGGATGCAGATCCAGAAGATGGTTGTGTATGTGATGTACTTCCTATTGTAGTAGGAACATTAGCAGGTTCCGGAGATGTATTCGCAAATAGTATTGGTGTTGTAAGAGCAGGAGACCCTGTATTGCCTCATACATTTCCTTGTGCTTGTGCATTACATCCACCTCCTCTCGCAACCTTTAGTGGAACAGTTTTTGCAAATGGGAGAAACATTGGAAGACAAGGTGACTTATATGCTTGTGGTGCAGTTATATTGGCTGGATCGGGTAACGTATTTGCCGGAGGTTAGATGGCAACAAAAAGAAGAATAAGAAAAAGAGATAACAGAACACAATATATAGTTGTATTTCAAGACCTTTATAATGTAAATCGTTATGGTGGATTGATTCGTGCAGTATCATATGAAAATGCAGAATTTATGGCTAGTTGTATTTGTGGAATTGTTATTGGAGAAATAGATCCGGAGACTGGTGAAGAATTTTATTATGAAGACAAGGTAGAAGAATTGAATGAACATACTTTGCGAGATACATGGATGTATTGATATAAATAAACGTAGGAGTATTTTATATGTCAACTAGCGCCTACATAGATGCACAATCAACTAATCTTTCAAAAAGAAGTGCAAGAGTTTATAAAGACCTTAATCTTAATTTTTTAGCACATCCTGTCAAGAAAGATATACAAAGATTGTATGATGTAGAATCCGTCAAAAGAAGTGTACGCAATCTTGTAAATTTAAATAGATTTGACAAACCTTTTCATCCAGAAATATTTGCTGGTGTTCGTGAATTATTATTTGAACCAGTTTCTCCTTTTGTTATTGATATTTTACAATCACAAATAGAAAGTGTATTGAATGTTTATGAGCCAAGAATTGATTTAAGTTCTGTGATTGTCACAGATAATTCTGATAGAAATGAATATATTATTACCATTGAATTTTTTGTCATTAATACACCTGCTGAATTAGTAACATTAGAAACGATATTGCAGAGAGCAAGATAAAAAATGGCAACCAATCCAAGAAGATTTCAGGTAACAGAATTAGATTTTGATGATATAAAATCTAATCTTAAAACATTTCTGAAAGCACAAACTGAATTTACCGATTATGATTTTGAAGGTTCAGGAATGAATATTCTTCTGGACACTTTGGCCTATAATACGCATTATTTAGCATACAATGTGAACATGGCGATGAATGAGGCCTTTTTGGATAGTGCTCTTCTACGTTCTTCTGTTGTTTCTCATGCTAAGACTTTGGGATATACTCCAAGGTCTGCCAGAGCACCAGTTGCATATATTGATGTAACTTTAAACGATAACATTTTAATTAATGCTACATTAGAAAAGGGAACTGTTTTCACAACATCAGTAGATGAAGTGGATTACACTTTTGTTACCAATTCAGATTATACAATTGGAAGAGTGAACGGAATTCTTACGTTTACAAATGTGCCTATCTATGAAGGTACATTAATCACAACAACATATACTGTTAATAAATTGAATGCCGATCAAAGATTTATGTTGGCGTCAGACAGAGCAGACACAACTACTCTTAAAGTTTCTGTTCAAAATTCTTCTTCTGATACAACCACAACGGTATATAATTTAGCCGAAGATATTTCTACT